CCACCACAGGCCTCGAACCTGACCTGTTTGCCAGTGTCTGGATCTCGCTCCCAGACCGTCACACCAATCGCTCGAAGGTTCGACACAACGCGATCTTCCTCACGATCACCAGTCTCGAATAAACGCAAAAGACGCCCATCAAAGCTAGGCGTCCAAGCGTGTCTAAATTGATACCACAACGCGCGGCTGCATGGATTGCCAATCTGACTGCCGCCCAAGTGAGGACGATGCTCATTTTTGCGTTTGTCTTTGTAGTATTGGTAAATCGCCTCAATTGTTTTGGGCGTGGCGTAAGGTTCTAAGTTCATTTTCTGCTCTCTTTCTACTCATAAAATGGGGCAGACCAGCCGCCCCATCATAGAATAGATTAGCGCTTCCAAGGTGGTGTGGCAGATCCGTTTGATGCGGCAGGAGCCACGGCTCCCAGTCCCTCACCAACAGATTTGACCGCACCTGAAGCAGCATCATAGCCCTTCACTTCGTTTGATGCATCGTAGCCATTTTCTGCTGGACGCACAGCCAGCTTAACCATCAATGGTTTGTCTAACAATTCTACGCTGTCTTTGACATCAACGCTAATGGCTTGGGCAATGCTCGCCAAAGAGCGCCGCGCAATATCAACCGCAACAGAATTTGGGTTTATTAGGTTTAGTCTATCAAATACCAAACGTCCTTGATATTGACCATCGATAACCTCAATTCTCAATTCGAGGTACGCGCCAGTTTTTTTGGAGTTCGGTTTTTGTTCAGCACTGGTAATCACACACTTATACCAATCCGCTGGGATTGGTTCAAAATTTCCCATAGGCTCGACTTCGTGAATATTATAGGTTGAAAGATCCATTAGAGTTTTCCTTTTCTTACTCTGCTACAAATTTTGCAAATGGGTTGCCGCCATCAAAAGTGAATGGCAGTGGTTCAGTGATATTGAACCGATTTTTGGTGACGCTTGATGCCTGTGGAAAGCACAGGATCTCACGTTCACCTGTGGAAATGGCGCGTTTTTTATCGCCATCCCCGCGTGTAAATGTCTTCAGTCGGATCAACCCAACCAGATCGACATTATCCGTATAGTGAGGAATAGACTTTTTATGCATCCGCACACAGTAACGTGCGTATGGGTCCATGTCAGGCAGATCCAAAGTTTCAGTATCTGCATGACCAATGAACACGACATTCATGCCAGTCTCATAGGCGAGGCTACCAGCCCACTCACGGATTTGACGATGCACCTCAGATGCAGTGCCATAGCCTGCTCCGTAGCCGCCACCAGCTTGGTTTATTGATTTTGCCTTTGGATCGGCAGCGACAATTTCTGCCTCAACTAGAGTAGCCAACTGCGTAATGCTGTCGATCACAACTGTCTTGAACTCATGCTTTTCTGTCGCCAAAACTTCAATAGCATCCAGCACGTCCTGCGTAGACGTAGCGAGCGGGAACAGGCTGACGTTGTCATTCCCCTGTAGGCTGGCCGTGCCATCCTCAGTTCGAATGAAGACTGGCTTGGGAAACATTGCCGCTAGAGTCGTTTTTCCCATCCCACCCTCGCCAAACAGCGTGGCGATGACCGGACGTTGCCCGGTGGGTTTCGACAGTGATTTTAGATTAATAGCCATTAGAATAGACCCCCGAATATTTTGCTGAATATCTCATCCAGCATTTTTTCCATTTCCATTTCAGTCTTCATTCTGCTTCTCCACTTTGTAAAAATAATGTTTACCAATTTTAGTTATTCTCGTTAGAGATTTTGACTTTGACCAAGCTGGTTGGACATAGTCTGCGTGATAGTTCAGCGCGTTTGTCGGCAGTAACCCCACGTTTTTTTCGGGGTTATCTAGTGTCACCTTGGCTACCCACTTTGCGCGAACCCAAGCCTCTTTTTCGTGTGGCTTGTCGCTCTTGCCGTCGTGCGTCCAACTGAATTGCTTGCGTTGCCAGACAACTCCACACAGAGTGTCAGGGTATTTGTCCGACTGAACTCGGTTCATAGTGACTTGCGCGACTGCAAATTGGCTGAGAACACTGGCCTCTGAACGCGCCTCAAAATACACATTCAGAGCCAGACATGTTGCGGCCAGCATTACAGATGCTCGACTTTAACACCAATTTTCCCCTGCTTGGTTTCAAAAGCCTTCGAGACTTTCGCCCACAAGCGCGGCTCTTTTTCCAATAGGTAACGACAACCCGCCGCGTCAACAGAAATAGTCTGCTTTATCGGGTGCATGTCTAAAGGGATTTTATCTTTGATTTTATCCCAGACAATCGGATCAACTTTGCGTGACACAGGCTGCGTCAGCGTGACTTTGTGTTGTTCCAGTTTGTGTGAAACTGAGCCTTCATCTTTGACATCTAATGCCTTTGTGATTTGCTCTTCTATCGCACGGCGCTTTGCGATAATTTTTTTTTCTTGCGCCTTCACTTCTAGCCACTCGGAGGCCAATCCATCAATATTGCTCATGGCAATTTTCCTTTTCTTACTCTCTCTACAAAAATCGGTTTACAGAAAGATTTGCAGAGAGTAAAGATATTTTTACACATTTTGAAAAAAAGGACAGAAAATGACCACATTGATCCCCATCGATGACATCCGAAAATCTTTATCAGACAGGCGTTTAACTGTTGTTGCAGAGAAATCTGGATTGTCTCACCCAACGGTAAAAGCAGTCGCGGATGGCAACGAACAAATCAGCCTGAACACATGGAAAAAACTCTCTGAATACCTGAGTGATTCGAAATGAGAGTAGAGGAATATTGCTCAAAACTGGGCTGGTATCTAGTGACGATCCCAGCAGGATCTAAAGGTCCGACATCATTTGGATGGCAGCAGCCAGAAAAGGCACTGTCAGATCCAGAAGCCGCTCTCGCATACTATGAGAAAAACCCCACACATAATGTTGGTTTGCTACATGGCGCATCAGGAACGTGCGCTGTTGATATCGATCACGTCGAGAATACCAAGCTGATTTTTGAGGAGCTGGGCATCGACTTCAGCCTACTGATGAACTCCGCACCACAAATCATTGGCCGTGAAAATCGTGGCAAGCTGATCTTCAAGGCTCCACCAGATCTTGTGACGCACAAAATATCGTGGCCGACTGAGAAAGATTCACGCAAAACAGAAGTTGTCTTTGAGCTGAGAGCTGGTTCAGTGCAGGATGTCTTACCACCATCGATACACCCAGATACTGGGCGTCCGTATGAGTGGTCAGGTATGCCAATCTGGGATGGACTTCCAGAGCTTCCGACACAGCTCCTGACGCTCTGGAGGGATTGGGAAAAATTTAGAACCCAGCTCCAAGACATATGCCCTTGGAAAAAGAAGGCGCAGTTCCAGCCAACGAAGAAGCCACGGCCAAGGGGCAACAACACCAGCGTGATCGACGCCTACAATGAGGCCAACGACATGCACACACTTCTGGTGCAGTATGGCTACAAGCCAACATCGCGCAGCAGATACCTGTCGCCCAACTCCACATCTAAGTTGGCTGGGGTCAAGCTGTTTGATGATGGCCGTGCGTATAGTCACCATGCATCAGATCCATTTGACAGCGCACACACATTCGATGCCTTCGAACTTTACTTGCAGTACGAGCATCAGGGCAATGTTAGCAACGCAGTCAAAGAAGCCGCGCATCTTTTGAATGTGACGCAAGATCCAGACTACGAGTATGACAAAGAGGCTATCGCTCACGGCGCAAAAATTGCAGACCAAATTTTATCAAAGCCATCCAAGTCATCCGACAATCCTCTGGATGGCATACCAGAAAATCTTCTAAGTGTTCCGGGAATCTTGCAAGACGTTGTAAATTATTACACGGTCACGGCAATCAAACCCCAGCCACAGTTCGCAGTCCAAGCAGCCATAGCATATGGATCTGTGGTGATGGGTAGACGTTGGGTGACAGATCAGAGAAACTTTTCTTCTCTATACTTCCTCAACATTGGCGAGACTGGATCTGGCAAAGAGCATTCCAAGACTGTCCTCGAAGAGCTGCTCGAAGAGGCCGGGCTGGATGAGTTGATCGGACCCGCTGGCTACACGTCAGCCGCTGGGGTCATCTCAACGCTCACCAAAAAACCCACCCATGTTTCTGTAGTGGACGAGCTTGGACGACAACTGAAGTCAGCCGCTGCCAAGGGAAACCAACACAAGGCAGATGCACTAACATCCATCATGGAATGTTTTGGCCGACAGGATGGCACGCTCCGACAGCAAGGCTACGCAACCAATACCATGAAATCGGCAGATGCTGAGAAACTAGAGAAGGTGGTAAAGCGCCCCAGCCTGACCTTAGTCGGCATGTCAACGCCGTCTGAATTTATGCAGGCAATTGGTGGTGGTGACGTAGCGTCTGGTCTGCTGAACCGATTCGTTATCGTAAAGTCTGAGATCGGGGTGCAGCTATCCCAGAAAAAACGCAGATCAAATATCTCAGAACGTCTGGCAACATGGTCAAAGGATCACGCCCACGCGCAGATTGGTGATTTAGATTTGGGCAATGCCCACGACATGCCGCCACATCCAATTGAGGTTCCGTTCACGTTTGAGGCTGAGACACTGCTCAGATCTTATGAGGAGCGACTGGTGGATGCGATAAGGCGAGAGACTGGCACTGGCTTAGAGGCTATGTACAATCGATCCAGAGAGATCGCCATGCGGCTGTCTCTGATTATATCCAGATCAATGGGCCAAGATGAAATCGGTCCAGACGCAATGCAGTGGTCAATCGATTATGTCGATCACTACGCCAAGCAGACCATTGAGATGTTTAGGTCAAACATGGCAGAGGGTCCATTTGATGCAGCGTGTAAAGCCGTCTACGCCAAGATCGAAAAATCTGGTCTGGGTGGAATTACCGAAAGTCAGATCTCACGCACAGTGTCGGCATTTGCAAATATGGAGCCAAGACGGCGCAAGGAGGTTCTCGCGGCACTGGAAGAAGATCGCGGCATTGAATACCGCCAG